GCGACTGGCCTGTAGGAAGAGCAACAGCACTCACACCCACGATCTCGCCTGAGTCGCCTTTGGCACCGGGGGTAATCAGGGCAGGATCAAAGTTGGGATTCTTGGCCCACATCCCGTTAGAGAGCCACATATCCCCTTCGTACAACTGAGTGTTGATTGGGCTTGGTGGGCTATCCGAAGGGCCATAGACAGATATTCCATGGCCATCTTGGCCGGGGGCACCCGGAGGGCCGGAGGAGCCAGTGGCAGCAAGATAAGGCAGATTCGACCACGGAACAGTGCCATCACCAACCTTCAGCACTTGGCCGGGATCAGTAGTGCCAATGGTGTAGCAAAGCTCGCCACTAGCCGGGATCGGATCATTCTTGAGCCAGTTCTCTTCAGTATCTTGCCGCAGGCGAATCCTCTGAAGGTTCCGCTCAAACGAATCCGCTGGTGAGTACCGGCTTGGTGGCGGCGGCTGTGCTGTCATTTTTTCCACCTTGGGATGCACTTGGAGCGAATGACTTCACGGGCTTCATTCCGTGACATTTCTGGATTGTTGCTCATCTGCTTTTTGATGAGTCGCCCCTCTGACTTCTTGGAAAGCTTTTTCGATTCTGGTGGCGGGGCAGTCTCAACTTCGTGGTTGACGCACCCCTGAACATTCAGCTTCCTCTTCTCGGCAACACGCTTGATGTCTGCTGCCGAGTCAATCCACGCCTCTGGGTCTTGGTGCATCCTCTTGTCTGCAAGGCCACTCATGTAGAACTTGCCTGTAGTGTCAATGCCAGCAGCCTTGGCCTCACGAAGAATTCTCCTTGCTTGGTGCGGAGGCATTTCGTCTAGCCAGCCAGCGTTGTACTTGCCCTCCATCAGAGTCCTGTCTGTGCCTCTGTACCCCGGTGGTTGACCAAGGCTGCACATGAGGGCAAAGGACTCTGACTGGCCATCCTCAATCATTGAGATGTAGTGATCTTTGACTTTCTGCGATGCAAATGAGATTTCTGGCGGAAGGTTCAAGGCATCAACTCCTCTGGTGGGTTCATTGGGTTTCCTGACTCGTCAACCGGAGCCTCCCCGCCACCAGCCGTCTGCTCTTCCGGGGAACCGGGGGAGGCACCGGCATCGGGGGCGACAGGCTGGGGCGGGGGAGGGGGAGGGGGGGGCGGTAGCTGATAAGCAGAGGCATCCAAGTCAAGCGACTTTGCCCAGTCAGCCATGAGAGCGTTGAATGGCCCAGGCATTCCTGCTGGGATCAAGCCTTGCAGGACTGGTGCCAGAGTTTGCACCGCAAGCTGCATCTTCTCGACTTCTGCACTCTTGTTTGGCTTCCTTGCAGAACCAGCTTCGATTCTGTAGTCGTACTCCCTAGCAATTGAGTAGACATCTATTTGCTGAATCTTGCTTGCCCACATCTCTGCACCCAGAGGCCCAACAATGGGGGCAACATCTTCTGGACTCAAAAGCCATCGTGCAGCAAGTGCTTCCTTCCTTGACAGCGTCGACATTGCATCTTCAAGAACATTCGCCATGTCATCAGGCCTAACTGATATGGCTTCTGCCTTGACCTGTGCCTCCGCTGCACTTCTGTACTGATTTCTGGTCATGCCGTATGCCAGTTCAGTAAGCCCTGTGGCTTTGTCGAACTGATCTGCTACAGCTTGGACTACCTGCCAAACTTCTCCATTCACTGGAGGTAGCTGGAAAACAGAGATGATTTCGTCTATGGACTTGCCCAGAGTCTCGCTTAGCTCAATCAGAGAAAACCCTGATTCTTCATGCTGGAGTATCTGGTCTTTGATGTCATCTCCGCTGGCCTTGGCAACTCCAACCATCGTCTTGCAGCTAACCATCACCCTTGTTGCCAAGAACGACATGGCCCAGTTCATGAAGCGAAGCTGACCGATGCCCGGCTTGAGGTGAGAAATCGGCCAGACATACCCAGGCTTTCGGTGGAACTGAATGGGAGTCCAAGGCCAGCCGCAAGAAGGCTCTGTGTAGAACGGGATTGGCCAGCGGGTTCGGGCAAACAGTTCGTTCGGCATCCCAGTCTCGTCAGGCTGGGACAATGCGATGTCTTTCGGGACATTCAGCGGGAAGTCAATCCCCTCGGCAACGACGATGTAGCAGTGCTTGCCCAGTCCGTCGAAGAGGTCTTTGTACTGCTTGGGGAAACCCTTGAGAGTGTGGCCAAACCCGGTCTTGCTGTAGATTTTCCAGTAGACGATTAGGTCGTTCGTCTGGCCGTTTCGTCTTTTGCTCTTGCTGCCCTCGGCTTCACCCAGACTTGCATTGGACTCGATGTGCCCCTTGAGGTCTTCGGGGTTCAGGCCGTACTTCTCGGCAACGTCATGAACCGGGTGGACGCATCTCCTGGCAGACCACAGGCAGTCCTCTTGCTCGTCGGCATCTGGGTCAAGGAGCAGGTTGTCGCAGCTATCGTGGAAGCTGCCGACTATCCCGTATGTCCCGCCTTGCTGGTCTTTCTCTAGCTCGATTAGCTCTGTCCAGAGAACCCCCATCCCCTTGATGATTCCTTCATCGACTGCTTTCCGTGCATTTTCTTTGAGGTTGAGTTCGTTGGGGGTGTAGTTCAGGTAAGACTCAACCAGATCAGCAACGGTTCGCCTGTCCTGCTCCATGTACCCGACAGCCCGACTGGCTTCTATGAACTGCTGGAGCCTTGGGTCTGGGGGTGCCATCTGACCGTCAGGGGTCATTTGGTTTTGCTGGTCAGGGAAAATCCCCAAGGACTCGGGAGTAACTACCGGAAACTTCCTGGGGGTGACAGTCCGCACAGGGTTCCTGTGGTAAATGACTGACCCAAAGAGCTTTACGGCCTCAAAAGCCTTGTTGATAATCATCCTGAAGGACGGTGGTGCCATCCTTGAGTACGAAGCATTCTCATCCCAGAACCAGTTATTGGCTCCGTCAAAGAAGTTCATCGCCTCTTTGGCATCATCAGAGAATGGCTTTTTGTGCTTTTGGGCACTCTTGAGTTTCGATATCCAAGAGTGAGCTATAGCACGAAGGCCGTCCTCCATGTCCTTCTCAGACGGTGCCCCAGGGACTTCGGGCAGAGAATCCCCCCCACCACCAAGGGGTTCGCCAAGACTTGCTGGTTGTACTTCTTCGTCCATTATTCGGCCTTCCTACACTTAGAATGTACGGATCAGGCCGCAGACGCTTCCTTGGCAGGAACCTTAGTTTTTCTGTCGAGAACTTCCTTGATCTCTTTTATGACCTGAAGTTCTGGGTGCAGTTTCCATGCTCCCCATACCTGCCATTTTTGAGCCATATCCGAGTTCTTCCAGAATGGGTCATCCATGTGCCGTACCGACATCTTCTCCACGAACCCGGAAGACGCCGTAAACACAAGAATCTGGATCGTCTCTTTCCCCGGACGGCTGGAAACAAACCCAAACTGGGGTTCACTGCTGGCCGAAAAAGGGTTGTCGTAGAACAAAACCCGGTCGCCCACTGTCAGTTTTGGCATTTCCCAACTCATTCGACTGCCTCCTAAACGTCGTACTGAAATGTGTAGGACTTGGGGGCGAGGTGTACGACTCCCCTTGCCTTGTCCTTGTTCCTCTTTTTCGCCCATTCATACCACCAAGGCCGCTCCTCCTGCCTCTCAGGCTTGTGGTATTCCGGGTCATAAGAACACAGATATCTCAGGCAATCAACTAGATGGAACTCTCCTTTCTTGTTTGGCTCATCAGTAGTTATTGGTACACCGCCAACGTAAATGGTTTTCTTCTTGTATTTCTTCATCTCGCGTTCAAAGTTTGGCAACCGGCTCCTGATGTACCGAAGCCTTGATGTGCCGCAAGACTGGATGTGGAGGGCAATCCGAGTGGCCTCCAATCCAGCCTGGATGTTGTCGGAACCGGGAATAAAGCTGCTTCCCGTGATCTCAGAGGCAACCCCGACAGCGGCCAAAGCCTCTTCATACTGCTCCTGAGGGGAGCGGCCAGAACCAATGTCTATCAGCCTTGCACCGTGGGCATCAATGAGAAATGCCCTGAAAACACTGCCCGCAACCTTCCTGGCCATTTCCTGTGCAAAAATCAGTGCATTTGATTTACGTATGTAAAGCTCATCATAAATCAGCATGTATCTGTTGTCTGGAGGAATTGCTGCAAACAAGACCGCCGTGATTGAGTGCCCAGGGTCAATGGCGGCATACCTGCACCAGTCATCAGGAATCATTCCGTTGGGGATTTCTGACGGGTCAAGACCGTGAACATGCGGGGAAAACGTAGGATAGACAAGAATGGAGTCCGTGATGAACTCGCCCTCACTTCTCTGACGGAGAACGTCATCGCCCACCGCAGACCACCGCTCAATCATCTTGCGGCGTTCGTTCTCATCAATGTGCTGGTTGTCAAGAAACCTCAGGACATGCTTCTTGATATTCTTGTTGCCCTCTTCTTCTGCTTTGTCAGCACGATCAGAAAGTCCCAGCAAAGCCTCGTTTTTTGACCACGGCATTGCAGACCAAATAAACCTGCCTTTGCGGTCTGCAAGCCTAGCCTGCATCTCGGGCACCCATGACTCGTTCTGTAGGTCTTCGTCTATATGAACCAAGTCAGCCTGAAAACCTTGAGGAGGATCACCCTCTGAACTAAAGCAGTAGATTGTCGTGCCATTCGTTAGGGTGCATGAGTTGAGGTAGCCCGAGCTTTTGAGCAGCCACGACTGACTCTTAATCATTCTGGGGGGAATCAGCGGCGGTGCGGGCCGAGCATCATCCTTCCGATCCTTGTCACGAACGGGGTCAAAAGCCCTCCACTCCAGAGTGTCAGCGTCCTTAATGATCTTGAAGGCACCCTCTTTGAACAAATA